AACCTGAGCGGCGCGAACCTGAGCGGCGCGAACCTGATCGACGCGAACCTGTACAGCGCGAACCTGATCGGCGCGAACCTGCGCGGCGCGAACCTGATCGGCGCGGACCTGCGCGGCGCGGACCTGCGCGGCGCGAACCTGAGCGACGCGAACCTGCGCAGCGCGGACCTGCGCGGCGCGAACCTGAGCGACGCGAACCTGATCGACGCGAACCTGAGCGGCGCGAACCTGCGCGGCGCGGACCTGTGCGGCGCGAACCTGAGCGACGCGAACCTGCGCAGCGCGGACCTGTGCGGCGCGAACCTGAGCGACGCGAACCTGCGCGGCGCGGACCTGCGCGGGGCTGTGGTCGTGGCCCCAGACGGCAAGGTGTACGTGATCTAATCCGCGCCGGGACGCGATCCCCGGCAAACGGGACGGGTGCCCACGCGGTGGACCGCTGGCGAGGGCCGCGCTTCCCACATGTAGGAGAATCAGAAAGAGGAGAAAGAAATGAGTCCTGCAACAGATGAAAGAACTCTGAAGGAGTTAGCCAAGGAAGCACTAGAGGTGCAATGCGCGTGCAATCTGCGTGGAGTGCTCTTTGGGTGGCACCATGCATCGTGCCGGCTGATGCGGCTTCATCCGCACTGGAGTGAGGAAGACCTGCGAGCCCATCCAATTACACTCTTGTGGGGATACAAGATATACGACATGCTTCATGGCATTTTTGTACACAATATGGATGCAGCACTCCACAGGTGCGAGGAGCTTGCAAGTGAAGCGAAAGGAGAATCAGATGAAGCTTCTTAAGTACAAGCTGACCTTGTTTGAAAAGGCGGCTGCCTTTCAGGTGCTGGAGCAGTCGACCAGAGAGCCAAAGTATGACACGAAAGATGTTGAATGTGTCACTCACCCCTCCATTTGTTGGATGGGCGAAGATGAAAGTGAGTTTAAAGAAGCAAACCGAATTTATCTTCGTGGTACCTATTGCAACCATGACTCAGACGTTATCCTAGTTAACTTTAGTACAAATGACGAGCGTGATGCCTTTGCTGCCTGGTGCCGTAAAGCACTAGAGGAGTGGGCCAGGGGAATCGTTGGTGCTCCTTATCTTCCTCCACTGCAGGAGAGTACATACGGAGATACTAGAATGTTCTCGTATCACCAATCCCAGAAGTTTGCAGCAACAAGAATCTTAGAGTACAGGCTCCTCCCTTTGAGACAGTCAGTTGCGTTCCAGATTCTGGAGCAGATTTCTTCATCTGCAGAGTATGACACGAAAGAGGTCTGCTGTGTTGAATATCCAGCACTCGTCATGAATCCAAAAAAGGGATATCGTAAGATTTTCCTTCGTGGAGTAAACAAAACTGAAGATTTAGAAGTAAGCGTTCTACACTTTGACAACGACAACGAGAGAGACGAGTACATCGATTGGTGTCACAAGAGTATCTACACCTGGGTGACAAACGTACACAAACACTTAATATCAAAAGATCCTCTGGAGACTTCTATAGAAGGAGACGTTGTTACACTGTCCAGCTCTACACCTTTAGCGACACCAGACTACGATTAATATAGTCGTGCCAGGGGAGTCGCAGGACATGAAAGTAAGGGAGGATGGTAGTCATCGGCTCGTAAGCTGCCTCAGCGTCGCTTGCACGCAATATGGGCAGGCCATCCTCCTTTTGTTGTCAGGTCGTAAAAACCTGTTCAGTCTGTACTGCATGCTAGGTGGCACACTTCAAGGTGGAGGTGCTTCTAGCACCGATGGCACACACCAGGAGGGCTCAGAAAGCTTTGGGCCTCCGTTAAGGTGGGAGGACGTGAGAATGATTAGACAGCTTTGCTGTGAGAATACAGTAGTACGAAAAGCCGTTGATGATGGAAAAAAGGCAGGAGAGGCGATAAGTCGCATAGCTGGAAACATTGCAGCACTTCATTTAGGAGCGGGCGATTCAAACGTCTGGTATCTTGCACGAGATTGTGAGCTAGTGTTTCAGGCTGCGAAAAAGGTTTTCACGAATTGCCGATACCTATACGGATTGAATAGACAATCTGCTGGCTCAGTTACGAGAAGGTGGCTATGGAGTGTTGGCGTAAGGCCAGGAGATATTGTCGTGGACACGGGCTATCATGGAAGCATTGCTTATGAGATTAACGCCAGAATCCCAATAACCTCTGTGCTGCTTTCTACAAACTATAATGATCTGGCACTATCCAGGCTCTCGTCTACTGATTCTGAAATAGGTGATGCAGTCTGCATAATGGAAGGACTTCCTCTTTCACACCAGGTTCGAACAGAGAACCCATGCAAGAAGGGAAAAAAGCTTCGTTGGATATACCAACATAAAGATAAGAGACTTTTTCTCCTCTGGTTTAGGAGAACGTTCCTTTCAATCCTAATTCCGCGACTTAAGATTGCAAGGGAGGAGCAGGGAAAAGTACATGAATAGAATCTACGAACATGCGAGAAACAGCCTTAGCCTCTTCTGAGGAAGTTCTTCCTCCTAAGTGCTCCTGGACTAAGGAGCATTTAGGAAGAGGAACTAGAGTAAGTTTGGTGAAGGAAAGGGAACTTGAGAGATGGAAAGAGACATAGACGTTCCGAGGACTATAGAGAGTCTGAAGGTTCCTAAGAAGGAACTGCGTTATTTTAACCACAAGGAGCATTCTATAGTTCCAGAGATGACAAATGAACGCAGCATTACGTATTCTCACAAAAATATAGATATTGATATTACAATTAAATTATTGCACCAGTTTTGCGTTTGTGGTGCTCACCGATTAGTTGCACTATTTACAATCCCAGAGGGACATAATCAACTTCCTCCAAGAACAACGCTTTATTTCAAGAAGGCGGAGCAGGCAGTAATGTTCGTTGAAGTTCTTGGCGAGGAGAAAGGCTTTCTGGTTGGTTCGACTCCAGGAAGTAAGATTTGGGAACTGAGCTAGAGGAGTAAGTCATGAGAATCGAAACAAAGCTGAAGAAAGCAACTAAAACTAGAAAAACTTTAGAGGAAGAGCTCTTAATCTACCAGAAAGAGCTTGCTGTAGCGGAGGATAGATTACTTCTGTGCGGCAGAAAGCTTGAGTTGCTCGAGGAGAATCTAGCAGTCCGTAAGAAAATGAAGCCCGAACTCCATCAAATATATCTTGAGATAGAGAGCGTTAATATGCTTGACATCGATCAGGTGGTTGAGTTGGCTTATAGGCAGCTAGTTATTGAAGCCGAGCGAGAAATACGCTCAGAGAAGCTTGAGAAGGTTCTTCTGGAGAGCACAATAGTACGATGTAGTCACAATATAGCTGCATGCACTACTACGTTGAAGCCTCTCTTGAAAGCAGAGGAGGTTCTAGCTGAAAGATTGGAAACAGAAACTAAAGCATTTGTTGAGAAACATAAGAGAAATTGGGAAGTATTTAAGCTTGCACACCAAGCAGTAGAGCAACAGAATCAAGAGAAAGAAGAAGCCTAATGCAGCAAAGGTTCTGGCATCCCACCAAAGGGTCGTTCCTACCATGTGGCACATGGTTACCCCGTCCAAGGGAGTTCCCAGTCGTCCTCAACAAACAGTGCCAGAACCTTCTTAATATTATTCTTAGGAGGAATTCATGATTGTGCTGATTGGAGTGCTTTCTGCAATCTTACTTGTATTCAAAAGTCGAATGGGATACCTAGGATTGTTTGGGCTCGGAATCTTCGGATTTGTTACAGCAACCAATAATGGAAACTGTCTCCAAAGCTGCCTGTTCTTTATAGTTACATTTACATCTTTGTACATGTTTTGTAATGTAGAGAAAGAGGAGGACGGAGAAAATCATGAGTTCTCCAAACGTTGAAGTAAGATTTACTCCGTCTGGTCCGTTTGTAGGATTCATGCCAGACGCGAAGCAAATCAAGGAAGCTCTTGGACATATTCCACTTCCAGGACAGTCTGCAACTTTGTCCTTCGGCTGGCTGGTTGAAAATGCAAGCTCCAGACCAAATGAGTTAAGATTATTCTTCTACAAGAGACGCGTTCAGCAGGTTCCGAAGGATAAAGAGAGTACACCCGAACGGGATGGAGGTAAGCGATCGTGTTAAAGCTGAGACCGCTTGACGACTTACTAGAGTTCCCAGAGCATGTGCAATTCATTGGGGATGGAGAAATCCCAAAAGTTACACTAATTCGGGAGCCTTATACAAAGCTCCTCAGAGAGGAAAATGAGTTTAAAACGTCAAAGACGAAGCACAGACGATGGTTGCTTGACAGGTACATTGACGTTTTTGAGCGGCTTCCAGACTCTGGAACCAGTTATTCGACAATAAGGGCAAGAGTATTTGCAAGAGTTCTCTACGAATGCTATAGAATCAAAAACCAGTTGAATCTCCTTCCACCAAGCTTCGTTAATGTTTACACACTTTTAATGTCTGGGAAAGCGTCACGAGAGTGTGGAATGTCTGAGGCGTTATCTATTGAAGGTAAGTTAGACACAAGCAAGTTTATTCTTACTCATGCTATTTTCTCAAGACTTCCAAAAAAGAAGCGTTCTGGAATTCCAGGTCCCAGAACTCTGCTTTTTGGAAAATATAGTATGACGGGATTTATGCGATATGCTCATAAAACCTTTGGATGTGACGCACAGGATTTAATTGATCTTCTAGAGCTTTTTGGTATTAAGACAACTAGAAAAAGTGCAGAAGCGCAAATCAATATAGCAGGTCGAGGAGTTAGGAAGATTCCAGTATTGAGTTCAGACGAGAAAGCCTCTATTCAGAGGCTGCTGGACTCAATAGATGAGGAAAGGGCTAAAGCAATAAAGGAGCAGATGCCATGATGACTCTCATGGATGCATCAAAACAGTGGAGGGACAGACCAGACGATGAAAGGTTTTGGACATTGCCAGACCTACTCAGTGCTACTGAGAGGTTTAAGAACCGGTCGCAGGTGTCACTAGTCTCTCCACTGTCCTTAGAGTTTACGGGAGATAAGGACTCGCTCACTGTAACTGGAGAGGCAGGCACACCAGCATCAGTTGGATTTTTTGCTCTTGGACAATTTTGTAGGCTGATGTCATGCCCAGCGGATTATGTAAGATCACTTCCAGCGGATCTTGCGGCCTTGAACCTAAACAATGGGCTTTTCTCCAGAATGACTACAACAAAGAGCCTCTTGTCCCTTCTACTTACTAGAAATGATAACTATCTGCATTGTCGTGCAGCACTTACTGGAGAGTATACACGAATCTGGAATTCTGACGTTGTTCGGAGACTTCAACCTCTTACTGACCAGGGGTGGAGAGTTACTCCAGCTAGGAGAGAAGCTCAAACAAAGAATTCAAGGATTGCCACGGAGAACGACGTTGGACCTTGGACGTTAGTCAAGCCGGGTGAGGAAATTGCTCCATCTGGCCTCTATGCCAGCGACAAGGATATGTTTGTCTTTATGATCAATACACAGAATCCGATAAATGAAACGCTTTATCGTGGGTTCTTCCTGGAGAATAGCGAAATAGGTGACAGGAGCTGGAAACTGACTACTTTCCTGTTCAACGTCATTTGTGGAAATCATATTGTGTGGGGTTCACAAGAGGTAGAGGAGTTTAAGACTGTCCACCGTGGAGATTATGCTGTGGAGAGGGCATTTGACTATATTAATAGAGGCCTCAAGATTTATGCAAATCTGCCATGTATGGAGGATCACACATTCGTGGAGAAGTCGATGAATAAGCTGCTTGGGCCTGACTACAAGGAGGTTTCTGAATTTCTTTGGTCACGAAGGATTACTGGACTGACGCAATCTGTAATTGACTCTATGATAGTTGAGATTGAGAATCATCCTGAAGATCGAGGTTCTTCTTCTCCAACTAGTGTTTGGGCAGCGGCACAGGCAATATCACGAGTTGCACAACGAGAGAAGTATGCAGATTCCCGTGTAAATCTTGAGCGGGTGGCCGGAAAAGTGTTGTCGTTTGCTGAGTGATTTTCTAAGGAAGAGAAGGCATGCAACGTAAATCAGTTTTGCTTACTGGTGATTCAGGGAGGGTTGCTGAGTTGTGTCCTGCTCTAGAGAGTGCAATAGGAAGGTTGTGTGTTGATCTTTGGACGCAGGAGCCTGTTGTAGACGGAGGAGAAACTATTACACTTACAAAGGTAAGAACGATGCAAAATAGTGCAAGCGGCTGGACAGCAGCAGCACTAGTTATCGTTAAGTTTTTACATCCAGATGCTCTTGCTTTTAAGCATGAAGAGGTTGTGAAGGTTGTGGCTGCGCTAGAACTTGTTGCAACAGGATGAGGTGCTTTGAGAAAGAGGAGGAGATTCAAATGCTTCCAGTACAGACTGCCAGGTTCTTTGTTCGGTTTAGAGACGGCATAACTATTCCTAATGGATTCAGGTTCGCCTTAGACTACCCTGTCTTTGCAGTTGATCGTATCTACCCAGAAGAAGGTGAACCTACAACAGAATTCTTGCTTTGTAATTCCTTTGATTCTTGGTGCTGGATAGATGCAAAGGTCCTAAAAAGGGTTGCACCGCCTAAGCGGTTTGCACAACAAAACACTACCCATAAAGCTGTACCTGTTCAAGTTAATGCAGTTCCCTAAAGTCAGTTCAAGGAAAAGGAGAAAGTCATGATGCATCTATATTTTGATCTAGAATCTGGATATGTTGGATACTTCACGGACGAGCCAACCGATGAAGACCTTCGAGCCGTTGAACAGGGAGTAGTTCGTATATTTCAGTTTAATTCAAATGGAAAGTTGCTTGAGTATCAGACACCGCATCTTGAAGAAGCATCAACAGGACCAGCCTTGCTGAAATTTCAATTGATTTCAGTGCCAGAGATGGAGATAGCCGCGCTAATTGGTGAGGAGTTCGAAAGAAAATTTCACGTATTCAAGGAGACCTAGCATGACAACGCCAGACATGCCGCCGTGTGCGCCGATCATTTCCCCATTCCTCCGACGACCGTATGACTGGTTTGAGGATGGGCGGCGCCTCTGGCGGGACACGTGCACATTTTTCGCAATAAATGTGATGGTTTTGCGTTTTTTTCTCTTGACAACTATCACGGCGCGTGATAGGGTAATGGTTATGGGAGGCGTGGTGCGTGGGAAAGGGGGTTCGTGCTGGTGCTACAACCAGTCGCAAGCCCACGGACAAATCGGGGGTCGGTGCTGGTGCAACGAGCAGTCGCAATCTCACGGCCAAACCGGGGGTTACTACCGCTGCTACGATCGGAAGGAGGCTAGGGATGTTAAAGGTAAACGATGATGACGCCGCGAACTTAAGCCTGTTGTGCCTTGTCGGCGTTGTTCTCTGCTTCCTGTTGCTGTTTTGCGGTAGCAGTTGCCGACGTTGGGATCATTCGGTGGTTACAAGGAAGAGCAAACATGGAAGAAATTGAAGAAGTGGACATTGGAATTCTCACTCCACACCCAATGAATGCACGGGTGCATTCAAAGCAGAATATAAGAGCAATCATGATCAGTTTGGCAACCTTTGGACAGCAACAGGTTCTTGTTGTTGATTCTAAGAATAGAGTAGTCGTAGGCTCAGGTCGTCTTGAAGCAATGCGACGCTTAAGTAAGCTTCCAGCACACAGAATATATGAGTTAGTAAAACCGACTGGAAAAGCAAGCGTTCTCCATACAAAATGGAATAGAGTTAAAATTGTAAGAACAGCTCTTGCGGAAAAGCAGGCACTTGCATACTCTGTTGCAGACAATAGAACGACTGATTTGAGTAGGTTTGATACTGGAAAGCTTAGAGTAATTACAACTAAACTTGCTGACCAGTATATTGGAAGCATGGGATTTGATGAAGCTGCCTTGACCCAGATGAAGAAGGACTCTGCTGCAATGGAGGATGTAAGAATTATTGAGGCTCCAAAACCTGGAAGGATTATTAAAGTCTCACGTGGAGATATTTGGAAGATTGGTCCACACTACATCGGTTGTGGAGACTGTACAGATCGTGTATTCCTCCAGAAAGTAACTAAGTCGGAGCGTGTACATATATGCTGTACAGACCCACCATGGGGTGTTGACTATGGGGATGCCCGTGCAAGGCAGGATATTGTCAATGTAACAAACATACGTCCATATTCAAAGCCTAAAATTGTTGGAGATGCAATGTCAGCAGAAGACTATATGGACTTCTGCCATAAGTATGTTTCAGTAATTCTAGATACGTGCCTTCCCGGAGCACATTTGTATATCTTTATAGCTGGAAGAACTTTATACATATTGCATCAAAAGCTACTACTTCTAGGAGCACATTACAGCAATATACTCGTTTGGTACAAGCAACATTACGTAATGTCTCTAGAGGAATATCATCACCAGCATGAACTAATCTGGTATGGCTGGAAAAAGGGAAGAAGGCTCCACCCATTGACTGATAGGAAACAATCAGATGTCTGGTCAACGAAGAAAGTAGCCATACACACGTTGCACCCAATGGCAAAACCTGTTGAGCTTTTTGAGAAAGCTATTAGCAATAGTTCGTCTTTAGGAGACAAGGTGCTTGATCCATTTTTAGGAACCGGTTCATGCGGTATTGCATGCGCCAGGACGAGAAGAGTGCTTCTTGGTATTGAGATAGATGAGACCTTCGCTGGAAAAGCAGTAGCTGCGCTTGAAGAAGAATGTAACGAATCGGCCGTTCGTGTGCATCCCTCGTCAAAGGTGGTCAGGTAGTACAGAAACTAGTAACGGAGTAATCTTATGCTTCCTGAACAGCAGCTTAAAGCTGTCACTCGCAGAAGATTAACTCCAACGCAGAGGAATGCTTTCCACTATTGCTTGAGAAGGCAGCATCCTGCACTCTTTATGCCAATGAGAACAGGTAAAACACTTGTTGCAATCCGTAGGGTAAACCTATACAAAAGCTTAGATCCAGAGAAGCTGCACATTCTTGTTGTTGCACCTTCTTCTGCACTATTAGCATGGATAGACGAGTTAACAGCAGAGGGCGAAGCGGACTTTCGCCTTTTAGTAGGAAAACGTCAAGACAGAATATTACGGCTTCGAGAGAATGCTAAATGGTATTTGGCAAATAAGGAAGTACACCTTGTTGTTCCAGAAATTGCAAGTATTCCCTGGGACGCCATCATTCTGGATGAGTCACCATTTATCAAAAATCCCAGAACCAAGACCTCTGGGTTCTATACTAATTTTTTCCGAACTGTTCCTCATAGGTGGATTTTAACTGGAACACCAAATAGTGAGAATAATCTAGAGCTTTATCAACAAATGAAGTTCTTAGATGGACATTTTCTTCATATTAATAATTATTGGAAGTTCCGCTCACGTTTCTTTATCCCAGGGTTCGAAGCTTACAGGTGGGAACCTGCCGGTGGAACAATGAGAATGATTACACAGACTCTTGCAAGGCGTGTTTTCGTCTGTAAAAAACCGGCAAGGCTTGGGAGCAGACGAGTTATTAAAAGACTGCTTTCATTGCCACCGAAGATTAAAAAGACTTACAAGGACCTTGAAGAAAACTTTGCACTTGGAGACCTGGAAACGAAATGGATAGTTGTAAAGTACAACTGGCTTCATCGCCTCTCAGGTGGAGTTCTTGGTGGAAAAGTAGAGTGGGATGGAAAGCTTGAAGATTTGATAAGTTTATTGAAATATGAAGTTACTGAACCCTGCGTTGTATGGTTCCATTATAACGATGAAATGGATGTAGTTGCTCAAATGCTAGCTAAAAATGGAATTAGGTTTAGACTTATTAATGGTGATGTTCTACTCCAGGATCGAGAGTTTAGAATTAATGAGTGGAAGAAAGGCTTTTGCAACGTTCTACTTGCACAACAGGCTGTTGCTAATTATGGGCTCGACTTATCTAAAGCTAACGTTGCAATTTTCTATAGTTTAGCTCCAAGTAGTGCGCTTCACCGACAGGTTGTTGAACGTATTGATCGAATCGGAAAGAGAAATGACCTGTTGTATATTTATCTGCTGACGGAAGGAACCGTTGATATGGACTTATACAATTTGCTTGAAGAAAAAAGATTCTACGCGGATGCCACAATGTACCAGATTTTGAGAGAAAAGCTGAGAGACAGAGTGAGACAAAAAAAGGAGTGGGAGCAACAATGAATTACTACAAGGCTGCTTTTTGGGTTTTAGTCATCTTTGTGGTACCAGTTGTATGGAGCAAGTTTAATGAGCAGGATCGAAAGCTTGAAGCTTTAGATCAAAAGAAGCTGCTACAACAGCGGATTGCTCCTCGTATTAATTGTATTACTGAGAGGGAAGGCCTCTGGGGTATGTATCCACTAGTAGAAAGAAGAAGTAGGATGCTACCCGGAGAAGAAAATTCGTATGAGGAGATAAGACGGTGCGAGGAGGCAATACGCTACGAGATTTGGATGGAAGAGCAGAGAGAACGCATGAGAAGAATGGAGGAGCGACACCGCTAATGAACTACTACAAGCTTACTCACCATGTTTTAGTCATCCTGGTGGTAGTGGTGATTTTGTTAACCATTGCTGGTTGTTGTCGACCAATGCCGACGATTCCATAAGGAGAGGAGAGCTTCATGCCTACAAGATTGGAGGACAGTGCACAGCTATTTGGTGTTAGTTCAGGAGTTCTTACTCACATGAGGATTACCTGTGATATGTGTCATAGAACGTATCCTGCTTGTACTTCGCTTTCTGAGCCTGGGTGGCGCTTTTTGTCTTTCGGAGGACTTACTATAGTCTCATGCTGTTTTCACAAGATTGAGGAGGCCGTGATTCAGCGAATGATGCATATCTTACCGTGGTATGTACAACTTTTATCGAACATTGCAGAACGGTCTCCTGGCAAGGAGGTAGAGTTCGTGAAGTACATTCGAAAGATAGCTGCAACCACATCTAAAATTTTAACGCGGGATGCTTATCTTGTTCACCCTGTTTCTATGCTTCAGGAGTCTATTGTGGAGGAGGGAAAAAAGGAGTGTGAGATAGGCTCTGTTCACGAGCAGAGTGTAGAGAAGCCTGATTCACATGAGAGAGAATACATACGTCGGCAGGCACTTTGGAGATGTATGGATGCAATAGAGCACGCCTCTCTTATTACGGATGACGAGTGGGCGATGATTCACACTCTTAGCAAAGAAAATGCAATAGGTGTAACAGCACGGCTGTTACTTCTAAGAGCATCCAGGATGACATTGACCTTGCGAAAACTGCCGGGACTACGCTGAGGGTGTCAGAGACCATTCTGTGTACCGAGTGCGCGGAGGCGGAGGAGAGAGTAGCCAATGCTGACGACAGGCGAGGGCGACCAGCCGCCCCACAAGCCGCGACTGAGGCCGCGGCACTGTTCTCTATGCGGGCGTTTCCTGCGCCGAGACGGGAAATGCCCCAAGGCCACCTGGGACGACTACAACGGCGCTTGGGAGCACGAAGCAATAGCACCCCGGCAGCGTGAGAAAATGGGGAAGACGATGGGAGGATGAAGGGCGTGGAGAGGTTTAAGTGATGAAGATGCAAATTGTACATGGGTGGACACCTAGACTCCTCTGGGCTATTCAGTTAGACAGGCCAGGCCTGGGTCAAATGTTTTTACCAGCCACCTGGCATTCTTTATACGGGAAACGTGGACTTCAACCTATGTGCTATCCAGGAGAACCTCCAAGATGTTTACTGTTTTCGTCACATACAGTGGCAGCCAAGTGGTGTAAGTCTGCACGTAAACTCTACCGTTGCTGTTCAGACTGGAAGTTTAGTCCAGTTAGTGTAATGGAGCGTATAGAGGTTTACGATCCGCATTACGGGAAGCGTCTTCGTAGATCTGAATGTATGGTGAATTCTCCAGCGAATAAAGGGGAGGAGAGATGAGACTAATACTCGCGGATTGGGACAAGTGTCTCCAACAGGTGGTGCTATTTTTTCGAGTGGCAAACGAGTTACCACCCGAAATTGTATTACATTTTCCAGAGCTGGATACATCAGCCAGTGCCGTTCCGTTTTCAGGTAAACAACCGGAGCAATTAAGGGAAATGATTGGATCATTTAGAACCAGGACCTTTAGGCTTTCCACCTGGGACGTTGGTCCTGGTCGGCAGGTTACTATCTATTTGGCAGAAGCAGCATTGCAGCATTTAAGTAAGGTAGAAGAGCAGATCCAGTTGCTGTTTGAGGAGGAGCTACTGTGGGACCAGCCAAAACCAATACATGTTCTCGGTTGTCCTATTCTTAGGTGTCTAAAAAGGAGGAGTAGCCATGTTTGTTGAGTTTAAGCTTTGGTCCGAGGAGACTAACGACAACGTAGCAGGTATTATTTGGATTTGTGCTGCAGATGTTGTAGTTGTTACTAAACTTTCTCCTAAGCACTGTCGTCTTGATTTGCGTGAGGGAAGAAGTTATTTAGTAGAGGGTAGTATTGATAGTGTAGTAGAAAGAGTAACGCACTGTATAATGTACCCTGGCTTACATCCTCTATCTCCTGTGCCAATACCATCCATTTCGGTTGAGTCAAAACCATAATAAAGGGTTGTTATAGCTTCTTAAAAAGGAGGTGACTTAATGATAGAGCTACCAAAAGGAGCTAGTAGAGTTCTGTTTATTGATCCTGGAATAGGAGGAACCGGCTGGGCACTATACGAGTTCATAGGAGGTTGCTCTTCATTACAGGCTCCAAAACTTTGGGGTGTAATTCGTGCAACGCAAGACCGATTCTGGTTTGATGGCATTTTAGAAATTGTTGATGTCCTGGAAATACTTATTGACAAACATTGTCCAGACCTTTTAGTTATTGAACACCCTGAATATTGGCCAGGTAGTGCAACGAGTTATGCAAGTGTTGCTGGTGGCAGCCTTTTTAAGCTTGTGCTTCTTGTAGGCCAGATGTCTTACATTGCAGCCAAAAAGTGTAGGTTGCAGCCACAGTTTCCAAGTCCTGCAGCATGGAAAGGGCAGCTTCCGAAAGACGTCGTAATTAAGAGAATAAAGGACCGCTTTCCTCATATTACAAGAGTTAGAAACCATGAGGCAGACGCACTAGGAATGGGTTTAGCGGCACAAGGAAAGCTCTAATGAGAGTTCTTACGAAGAAGTTCATTATTCCAGATTACGTTAGGTGCCAGAGATGTCCTTTATGGCAGTATCGGAGGAATGTTGTCTTTGGTCGAGGAGTGGTGCCCGCCAACCTTTTACTAATTGGTGAAGCTCCTGGCACCTCAGAAGATCTCCTGGGAGAAGCATTTGTTGGACCTTCTGGACGTCTTCTAAACGCTTTGTTAAAAAGGGCAAGGGAATTAGCTGAGATAAGAAGGTTGTCAATGTTTATAACTAACGTGCTTGCATGTAGGCCATGTGACTTCAAGGGTGGTCCAAACAGGCAGCCACAACCAGAAGAAATTATGCATTGTACACCACGATTGCTTGAAACAATTTCTAGAGTGTCTCCTAAACGAACTGTACTTCTTGGACAGGTTGCTCGTAAAGTTTGCTCTCCTATGGCTTTAGGTGCTACTGTAATCGATCATCCTGCATACATTCTTCGCTTAGGTGGAGAGGGTTGTCCAGCATTCATTCGAGCCGCACGGCTCCTTTCAGAGGAGATGTCACTATGCGAGTAGTAAGATTCCCATACGAGCTTCCAGACGGGGTTACACAAAGCCTCCTTTCCTCTTTTCTTTCCTGTAGGAAACGCTGTGAACTTATACTCCAAGGCTGGCAGCCTCTTGAGAAGTCAAAGCTTTTCTCCTACGGAGAGCTGTTTCATGCAGTCTTGGAGTATTATTATAAGGAATTACGAGGAAAAAGGCAAATAGGTGAAGATTTCTTACCAAGAGCTATTGGTACCTGGTATCAGAAGGTTACAGAACCTGGGGCACAGTTTGATATAGAGCATATCGAGGAAACTTGTTACACGGTGGCAGCATTATGGCCGGAATATCAACAGCGTTGGCAAAAACAGGATTTAGAGTGGGCCTGGCTAGATTGTGAAAGAATCTTTGATGTTCAGTTTTCTGGATTAAGATTACGTGGAAAGATTGACGGTCTTGTACGAATTGGTAAAAGCTTGTGGATTCTGGAAACGAAAACTAAATCAGAAATTAGTGAGGATGTTCTTGGAATGACGCTTCCATTTGATTTCCAGAATTTGTTCTATATTACGGCATTAAAAGCTGAAGGTGTTGAGTGCATCGGAGCTATCTACAATATAATTAGGAATCCGCGACTTAGACGTGGGAAAACAGAAACAAAAGATCAGTTTCTTGAAAGGGTTATTCAAGACGTTCGAGAACGCCCGGAGCACTATTTCCATCGGTTTGAAGTTCCCTATGACAAGGAAACTATAAAGGAGTTTGGAAAAGAGTTAGCATTTAAACTTGCCGAGTTTCGTGATTGGGTGAATGATATACTACCAACTTATAAGAATCAGGGGAGCTGCGTTGGACGCGGATATTGCCCATTTTTAGAAGCGTGCTCGTCAGGGAAAATGTACGCTTACGAGCAGACACGTGTACTGTTCGAGGAGCTTCGTGAGAGTCCACCATTAGCGGAGGAGGAGAAAAAATGTTAAGCCCAATTAGAAAAATCATTCCTTCAGGAGCAAAGGTTCAACGAGCTTCGGCTCTTCCAAATGTTAAGGAATCCTTTATTAATACACTAGTTTTACCAACAGAACGAAAAGGTCTAGAAAAAGATATTTCAAGATATACAATGCTGGTGTATGGCCGCGAAAAGATTGGGAAAACAACACTATTTAGCCTTTTTCCAGAAGCTATATTTCTAGCAACCGAGCCGGCGCTAAAAGGAATTGATGTTTTTTGCTTTAATGCTGAAAGAGGTGGAGTAACAGATTGGAGAATTATGCGAAAGGCAGTTGAGCTTCTGGAACAAGATAGGAATGTATTTAAGACGGTAGTTATTGATACAGCAGACCTGGCATACGACTATTGCTTGGATTACGTGTGTGAAACATTAGGAATTGAGCACCCAGGTAAGGACAGCTTGGGAGAAAGAGATTATGGATATAGTTGGAGAGAAGTCGCACGCGAGTTTAGAACATTAGTCCGACGAATTGAACAAACTGGTCGGGGAGTATGTTTCACTTCACATGTTAGAGAAGAAATAGTAAAGCCACGATTTGGTGAAGGCTATACAATTGTAGGACCAAGCATATCTGGACAGGGAAGGAAAGTAATTGAGTCTATAGTTGATTATTACTGGTATGCTGATTATATTCGTGATAAGAGTGGTGAGGTGAAACGAGTTCTAATATGTAGTGGAGATGACTTTGTTTGGGCAGGATCACGACCAAGTCCATTTACAAAGCGAATGCCGCAGTTTCTCCCGTTAGATGACGAGAATGGTTATGAAATAATTAAGAGTGCTTTTGAAGGTAAATATAAAGGAATTAGCTTGGATGATATTTCTCCCTCTAAGCAGTCCAAGAAACCTGTTGTTAGTTTCCTGGAACGAAGTAAAGTCTTAGCTCGTGCTAAGACTACTTTTCCAGGATAGGCTAAGGAGCGGCACATGGGACAGTTTGCAGAGAAGTTGAAAGCGTTTCAGGAAATGTGGACTTCAACGAAAGGAGGGAATGTCTCAGTTCCGAACGGGCAGTACATTCTTCAGCTTATTGCAGCTGAGCTTGGAGAATCACAGCAGGGAAATCTTCGTATCCTTCGTAAGTTTACAATTCTCGAAGGTGAGTATGCTGGAGATACTGTTGTTGACTTTCTGGTGCTGTCAAACAAATGGGGATGTGCAAATGTTCGTACAATGTTCCAGCTTTGCGGATATGAAGCTCCAGAGAATATCGCAGATTTGGAGGGGTCTCTTGATGAGCTTGTTGGTCTTGAACCTGCGTTTCAGGCCGCAGTCTCAACTGGTGAAGCTGGGATTAGTAATGCAAGGCTGAGGAAGCTAGTCTCGATGCAGGGACATGCTCCTGACGAGTCGGGAAAGGAGAGTCCATCAGACGATATACAGACTGTTGAGACTACGCGAGTTTCACCAAGTATAGAAAAGCCTGGGAAGACGAAGAAGGAAGAGGAAGTGGAAGAGGAAGTGAACGAGGAAGCGAAAGGTTCATCTCTTACCGAGGAAGATGAGGATCAGGATGAGATAGAAGAGGAGGAGGCGCCATCCTCTGCATCTAAAGATGAGTCTTTAGTCCCAGAGGATTCTATTGAAGTTGGTGACACCGTAAAATTTCTAGATCAAGATAAGAAGGAAATAACAGGAAAGGTGAAAAAGATTCAGCTTGACGGGACCATAGTAGTATTACGCGGTCAGACTCATTATGCTCTTGGAAGGTCAAGGGTGACGAAGCTGCAACCGGAAGGTGCAAAAGCACTAGGCGAAGATGCAACGCAGGACGAGCCTCTGCGGACAAAGCTTCTAGCTTTTGCACAGTCAGCCGACTTGAAAGTAAGTGATGAAATGTCAACGAAAGAACTTATTAAAATGATTAGTAGCTTTACCTATAAGCGCGAGGAGCTTACAGATGAAGAAGTCGATCTGCTGCGGCAGATTGATGCGGAGATTGTTGGGGGTAGGAAGATAAGTCCGCAAGCGCGCCATCAATCCTAGTGGGCGTACTGCCGCCGCGTCGGAGGATATGGAGAGGGGCTTGGTGTGTATCTGTAGCCTGTGGAGGAGGTCTGCGAGAGAAGATTTGAAGGAGGTGGCATTGTGGAGGAAGTATGTAGTGCTAATAGCGATTTAGAAAGAATTCTAGACGCTAGTGCCAAGGCTGTGGAAGTAACGAGGATACAGGAAGGAAGTAGTGTATTTATGATTACTGTAGTTCTTTCTAGAGGACAAGTGCAAGGTGAAGCTTTAATAAAGGGTGAAGGATTTCCTAACCTCGAGGGAGCTTGTGGTGTTGTTAAGGTTCTTACAAGGTGCTTTGAAGAAATTGTAGATGTTGCAGCCAAGAAGGCTGGATGTACTAAGGGTTATTTACTTAGAGAAACACTAGCAGAACTACAGGAAATGTCTGATGACCAGGCAGGGCTATCTTAGATAAAGGGAGAGAGGAGGAAGACACCGTGTCAGATACAACGTTTATGAGTTATGATATTGAAACTACTGGTCTGAAACGGTTTGAGCACCGGATTTTTGCATACAGTACCTGTACGGCTAACGGAGATGTTTCTGTTTACCGGTTGGACGGCTCTCCAGGGCGCATTAGGCTTGGACTAACGCACCTGGAGAGCCTTTGGAAGAATAAAGCAATTACTAAGATTATGCACAATTGCAAATTTGACTTAGGGTTTACTGAAACGTTCTTCCGTAAGAAGCTAAGAGATCATCCTATTCACGATACATATTTAATGTCTCATATTCTAAGGAATGATCATCCGTCTCATTCCCTGAAAGACTTATGCTATGATCTTGGTGGATACCCACGGGATGATGAACGACTTGTTAAGAAATATCTAAGGAGTACAAATGGTCTTGCAGATGTACCAGAGGAAATGATGAACGAATACCAAAGAAGAGATGCGGAACGCACTATGCTTCTCTTTAGGGTTTTTTGGCCTAAAATTCGTGAGAATAAGGACTTTCTAGAAATATATCAAGAGGAAGAGCTTCCACTTGCAGTTGCCACGATTGATATTGAAAATCGAGGAGTCATGCTTAACCGGGAACGCTGTTTTAAGATGATAAATGACCTAGAAACTCGTAAGTTGAGAGTAAAGCATCGAGCAGCAGCCCTTTTAGAACGTGAGATTAACCTAAACTCATCTCCACAGGTAAGGGAGGTTCTATTTAATTCACTAGGATATAATACTACAAAGCTTGCTAGAGAAGCATTGACTGAAAGCGGTGAAATGTCAACAGGAAAGAATGTTTTACTTCAATTGCGTCGCGAAAAGCCTCATGAGTTCATTGAGTTAGTCTTAATGTTTCGATCGTGGACACGCGGCAGTACAATTCTACAATCTTATCTTAAGTCGTGTGATGCGTCCTCAATAATACATCCAAATATACGCACCTGCCAGGCAATTACTGGAAGAGAGTCGTGTAGTGAACCAAACCTACAGAACGTAGAGAAAGATCGGGCATTATTAAATCCATACCCGGTTCCAGCAAGAAGGGTATTTCGTCCAAAGCCGGGATACGTTAACTTTCATATTGATTACTCTGGCATAGAAATGCGTTTATTGATACATTATTCTGGGGATGAAGAGTTAGTACAAATAGCAAAGAAGCATGAGGATGTTCATGGTCCTACAATTTATATATTCTATCCAGACTACGATCAATATAGTCCTGAAAAGAAGAAAACTATAAGAGATGGTGTTAAGAACGCTAATTTTGCAAAGGCATATGGAGCTAGTTTAGAAAAGCTTGCGTCAACAGTTGGACTGCCAGTTAGAGAAACAGCAATAAAGGTTAGAGACTATGATCAAAGATTTCCGAAGCTTGCAAGGCTGCCTGAAAATGTTATCAGACTCGTGCGAGATCAGGGGAGCATTCTTACAGCATTTGGAAGAGTGATACACGTTCCCAGAGCATATAGCACTCTTGGATTGAACTACTTAATTCAAGCAACTGCTGCAGAGATTTTTAAGAGGGGACAGGTTCGAGCACATCAGCTTCTTCTGAATGAAACTGGAGGAGAAATGGGAGTTATTCTTCCAATACATGACGAGCTTATTATTGAATGTCCAAGAAAGCGGCTAAAAGATGCTAAAGACGTCCTACGTAAAGTATGTAAAAGCATGTGTGATTTCCCAGGAAGGTTTCTCGTACCAATCGACGTTGAAGTAGAAGTAGCAACATTCGATTGGTCACATAAGGATGCATATAGTTTAGAATAAAAAGAAAATAGAGAATGAAAGGAGATACTATGCATTTCGATCCAGCTCGTCTAATAACGTCTATACTCCATAAAACTGGATACACAAGGAAGGATCTACACAATCCACGGTTTCTACGGAGGGAGCTAGTTCACTTAAATAACTGGTTGTCTGTAGTTGTGGAGGACATGGAAAAGAAACGGCTAGAAGAGAAAGAGCATGATAGCCAAAAAGGCTCGTGATCCTCTTGCTGGATTTATTGAGCACGGCGTTGTAATTACTAAAAATGAGCTAACACAGGCAGCCGGTGTGTGTCCATTCTGTGAAACAGAGCATTTCTATATTAATCCTGTGAATCTCTTATGGGATTGTAAACGGTGTGGAATTAGTGGAAATTTCTCACAATTCTTAAAAAGAAGAATGAAGGTATATCAGGAGCATTTTGTTGGAGAGCTTGTAGTTCAGTTGTTTGAAGACCGAGGAATCACTCCGCAAACTTTTAGAGCATGGGGTGTTGGCTATAATGTTTTAACAAGATCATATATGATTCCAATGGACGGAAATAACGTTAGATCAGTAAGTAATATACATATCTATAAAATAGGAGGAAAGCCAAGGAGTACATCTGGTGGTAGGCTAGACTTATTATGCCCTGTAAGAATGCTTGATACTAAGGTAGTTTGGATTGTTGAAGGAGATTGGGACGCAATGGCTTTATATGAAATGCTTAACGGAGAGCAACTCGTAGTAGGAATTCCTGGAGCAAATAATTTTCCCAGAAGCCGAATTGGACTATTTAGAGGTGTAGAAGTGCGTATTGTTTGTGACAATGATCCTGCAGGAGAACGTGGAGCAGAACGGACTGGACATCTTCTTGAGGGTATAGCATCTAAAGTTAAATACATGCATTGGCCCTCTGACTTGAACCTTCCACAGGGGTTCGGACCCAGAAAGCTGTATATTCAGGATAAAAATAATGCATTAGCATTTATAACGGCGAACTTAAAGAATCAGACTCCAACTAAAGAAGCAAAGGAACTTCCAGAGGGATTTAAACCAAGTGGAAAGGGGCTTCTCCCAGATGAGGTATTAGCGTCGTATAGAAAATGGTTACATATTCCTAATTCAGAACCGCTTGATGTGCTGTATGGTTCAGCATTTGCAAACCGGCTGAATACTGACCCAGTTTGGATGTTTATTGTTGCTCCTCCTGGTGGAATGAAAACAGAGCTTGTCATGAGTATAAGTGAAGCGGAAGGAGTTGAAAATATAAGCTCATTAACCCCAAAAACGCTAATTTCTGGAAATACCGCTGGTGGAGATTCAAGCTTAATCCCCCAATTGAATGAAAAACTTTTACTTATTAAAGACTTTACGCCAATATTAATGATGAATCCAATTGCTAGAGATGAAATTCTTGGAACATTGAGAGACGCTTACGATGGAGAATGCTCAAAAGGATTTGGCTCCCGCCTTGGATCACGAACTATAAGAAAGTACAAAAGCAAATTTGGAATTATTGCTGCGGTAACACCAGCAATCGAAGGCCTGGCGGCATATAATAGTATCCTTGGAGAAAGATTCTTAAAATACAGAATTAAGCATGCAGGAAGAATTAACGTGGGAAGAGAAGTAATTCTTAGATCGATTGCTAATCTTACACAAGAGACAGAAATGCGAGCAGAATTAAAGCGAGTTGGTGCAGAAGTTTTATCCAGACATGTTACACCAGAAGAGTTTCCAAAGGTTGGAACCGATATTGCAGAAAAACTGCTAACGTTAGCCCAGTTAGTTAGTGCTTTAAGAGGTTGCGTTAGTAGAGAAAGGTACACTGGATTTATTGCGTATAAACCAGTTATTGAAATTGGTACACGATTGGCTAAACAATTTTGTGCTCTTGCAATGGGTATAGCCATATATAGATGGCAGACTGTTATTACAGATGATGTTATGCGTATTGTTTACCGTGTAGGACTAGATACTATTCCAGATAAGGTGGAAGAGCTAGTCAAGCAACTTTATATCCATGAAGAAGTAGGGGACGTTGATGTAAGTGGGCATATCAAGACTGACTTGCTTAGTCAATGGTCTCGTCTACCAACTTCTACAGTCAGTCTATTGTTACAGGATTTAGACCTTCTGTTTATTGTAAGAAAAAAGCCGGGTACTCGTCCAGGATTTTGGAAACTGAATCCTACGGTTACTAGATTGCTTGATTCCTTGGGTCTTTACAGCCTGGAGGTGACACATGCAAGAGAAGTTCGTCGTAAGACGGGATGAGGACCAATCAACGTTTGGAATTAAGTTTACACCTAGTAGGCTTGAGCTACTAATTGGAGGTCCTCGGAAGTTCAAGCCGCAAATGAAGGAGTTTTTACAACTATTGAAATTGCAGTGGCCTTCAAATTACTACGAAGATGTACAGAGGACTAGAGCCTATATTCCCTGTGATAGAAAAACGTGGGTCAATGTGATTGAAGATACTAGTCGGTTTGGATTTAAGTTTGAGAGCGTTACACATTTTAGGAGGCTCATGGCATGACAACGAAAATTCACTGCAGGGTACGATTAATAAGTACACCACCGAAAGGATTTGTTTATCTAGCCAGTCCATATACAGCGTCCAGGAGGAGGACTTTAGTAGGTAGATTTAATGCTGCTTGCTCCATTACTATAGAGCTTATTCACCGAGGCGTTATCGTATTTTCTCCGATAGTGCATGGTCACTCAATAGCACTCCTTGGAATTCCTACAGGTATTGAGTTTTGGTGGGAGTATGATAAGGCATTTCTCAATCGGTGTAGTGTTCTTTGTGTACTAATGCTCCGAGGATGGAAGAGCTCACGTGGAATAAAGCGGGAGATTGAGTATGCACGCCGAATTGGTAAACCTATTATCTACTTAAATCAAAGTGTGAAAAAATTTGCTAGTGTAGTTAGAAAGTTAAAGCTTGTGGGAGATGTTGTCATAGGGGAAAAGGAGGTGTAGCGTGAAGCTTTTAGCGATTTACTCCCGTGTTGGAACGTTGGAGCATGTTATTGGCTATGCTGTTCCAACAAGCATAGCTCTTCTGGAAGTAGGAAGTGGTGACTTCCCAGCGCATGGTACTGTTATCACTTTCATGGCAGGATTTACAAAAAAGGATTCAAGAGACTTGGTTGTTGTTGCTAGAGAGCTTGAAAGGTTAATGACTCCACAAACCGGACACCTTGAACCAATCGAGCAGCTCATAGATAAGGTGGTCAAGTAGAAGAATCCACATGAAACAAACGGAGAGAGGAGGTGTGGTGCATGATTTACAGTAGAGGCAACCTAGCAGTATCCAGGGTCGCAAGCCAGGATGAACTGGAAAGTCAACTCAATTGTGTCTTTTTAGATGAAGATGGCAGTACAGTAGCTTGTAACGGTCGCGCAATAATGGCAGTCGGCCCAGTAGATGAGGATAGAATTAGATTTCCTGATGTAGGTGAGCAGACAAAGCCGGGCGAAGAAGGAATTTGTGTTCCGCTTGACTTGATAGGAGACGCTTTAAAGAATCTTCCACGTACACAACATCTTACTCTGCAACATGCTGCACTGACAGAGGCAAATAATCCAACAGAGATTGAGTTTACATGTACTGATACTCACAAGAAGCGAAGAGTTTCTGGATTTCCAAAAACGGAAGGATATATTCAATGGAGAGATATATTTCAAGACCTTAGAGGAGACGAGCCATGTGCAAGAGTCTGTATTAATAGAGCAGCATTAATCCAGCTTCTAGCAGCTATAGATGAAGCTTGCCCAGATCGTGGAGGCGAAGCTCCACTATACCTTGAAATTCATCCAAAAGGTAGAGGTATAATACTTAGAAGTATCAGCAGAGAAACAAATCAAAAAGCAGTTGCTGGAGTAAAGGCGTACGATACTAAAGGCTCTTGGCTTGAAATGTGCTCATGGGAAAAGCGTGTTTTTGAGCCGCTTGACGGCGTTAAGCTGATTGTGTTAAAGGACTAGAAGCCATGAATGTCATTCATATAAAAGATGCTCCGGCTGGCTGGAAAGAGAATCCAAGCTATGTTTACATTGGACGTGGACGTCTGAAATCTCCTGGAGTATCAGAGCCAGGATACTTTGGTAATCCATACAAGATTGGAGTGCATGGAACCCGTGAGGAAGTAATTATGAAATTTGAAGAGTATGCGCGCACTAGAATTCGCGATGATTCAACCTTTAGAGGACAGGTACGTGCACTTTATGGAAAAACTCTAGTGTGCCATTGTAAACCGCTAGCGTGTCATGGAGACGTTCTTGAACAACTTTCTACAGAGTTGGTTGGAGTAGAAGAAGAAGCAGAGTAAGGAGGTGTGAGAATCCATGTCTCAAATCTTTCATATATATGGTGTTACAAACCTAGTTCCTCCAGTAGTTAAGGATCCTATAATACATAAAAACCTCTTGCGAGACTTGCATGCATTCCAGGCTCTCTCGAAGTATAGACAACTTAAGATTGCTGCATTCTGTCATACGTTCTGGACAATCCACAAACAGCATGCAGAGGAGTGCTCTGGCCTGTTTCTTCAGCTTTTACGAAGTCAAGTAGCTCTCTGGAGTGAGCTTTTTTGTATAATTAGTGTTGAGGAAAAGAGAAGTTTAACTGAAATGAGAACATGTATTAGATGCAAACAAAGAAAGCCGCTTTTTGCCTTTGTAGCCTGTCCAGACTGTAAAGGTGGTCGAAAGTTTATATGTAAAGCTTGCTTAGGAATATTCTCACCAAAAACTTTAATGCAGCGGGCGGCTAGGACAATTGATGGAACGGTTTCGGGAGGCATAACTATCCCCTAGAGTCCCGCGCATCAATTCTGCGGGCCGCGCCGCGCTGACGGCGGCAAACT